CGAGTGTTTCATTTAATTTTACATCCCCTCTAATATCAATATCAATAACTCCAAAATGACAACTGTTGTCTTTGAGCAAAGGAATTATTCCTAAAATATATTCACCACCATTAAGATGTTCTTTAAAATTATTTTCAGAAGCAGGCTCACTTATTGTTAAAGCTCTGCCTGACATTTTACCATCAGCTTCTTTAGAATTAACTCGGTATTGACCATGAGCTGATTCAAAACCTCTAAATAATTCCATAAATTTTTCTGTGGTATTCAAGTTTTTTCCTTTCTAAGTATTGGGGAGAGCCGAAACAAGACCCAAGGAAAACTCTCCCCTCAACAACATGATTACATCACGTCATCATCAGATGATTCTGGTGAAACTTTAACTTCTTTATTTTGTACACGTTTCTTAAATTCACGTGCTTCAAGATAAATTTGTTCTCCTTTCTCGAGATTTTTTAAGATGCCACCTGACTTAGCATCAAACTTCATCTCTATCTCCCAGTTAAACCAAGAACCAAATTCATTTTGTTCAGGAACAGATGTAAGTTTATAAGCTGTCCAAAACATAGCTGGATTTATTGTACCTTTACCAGACGGATGAGGAATTTGTAAACGATTCATCATAGAATTCCATCTGCCTGATTTTTTAAGACCAGAATTACTCATGGATAAAATAGCAGGTGTAAAGTTTCCATCTTCATCTACAACATAAATAAAATATTCAGCAGTTAAAGATAGTGTGTTACCATCTGCTTTATTGACCAAAGTTCCTTTTTCATCTCTTTCGAACTTATCGATATGAGCTGGTTGTAAACCATGATCACCCACTAGTTTTCTTTCTTTAGTCCATTCGATATAAGTTTTACGAAAACTGACAGGCACAATAGTTAAACCTTTTTCACCATCAGTTACAGTATTACTTACATTTTCGAATATATGTCCAGCTTCAGCACCTTTTATATATGCACCATCAGCCTTGTTTACTTGAGGTGATTGAGATTGCAGAATACGCAGACGAGGAATTAACATATCATCTGAGGTCATATTTTCACCTGCAGTCCCAGCATCTTCAAGAATTAAATTTAAATCAAAAGCAGCAACTTCGCTTTTTTCCTTTGTTTGTACATTAGCCATTTTTTAATCTCCTTCTATAATCTTGGCTCTTCTTCCCACATAAACTCTAAACAAATCATGGGGGACTTCTTTTCCTTCACTAAGTCTTTCTTTTAAAAAAGAGTTTAGTCTTCCGTGATGGACACCTTGTGCTCGACGATAGAAAAGTTTTCGATCTTGCAATTCTTTTGTAAATTCATTACATGCTTGATCTTCACCTTTTCCGAACTGAACCTCAACATTACTTTTGATTAGATCACCATTGCCTGTATCTCTTAACCAATCGAAGCATTGTTGTTGAAGCATCTCCAACTGGAACTTATCATCACCTTTTGCTCTATTAATAGCAGTTTGTGAAGGAATAGATCCAGATGTAACTTCCTCAACTATGACTTTAGCACCAGTGCTATCCATCGTAAAATTTCGGAAGTTAAGTTCTTGCATTAAGTCAGGCAAGTCCTTTTCAGCCAACATTGTAAGGTTCTGCTTTTTTTGTTTTAATAGCTCTGTAAGATCTTGTATTTCTTTTTGAAGGTCATACATTTGTTGAGCCATATCATTTAATGCACCTAATGAATTGGATGTTGGTGCGACATCCTCAAGCAGATTGATATTCTTCATTTTTCTCCTTTCTTAGTTCTAAGGCGACAGGCATATACCAACCTTTGCGTCTATCCCTGCTGCCTTCTTCCATGTTACGTTCCCATCTGAGAACTCTTACTGTAGGAGCCAATTCTGCAGCGATCATACAAACAATCATTACAGCAATAGGATCTCCTCCTCCTGGCCACAGAAGATAATCTTCTGCGGAGAAGTCTTTCATAATTCTTCTAGCTTTTTGAATCATTGGTACTGGAATAAATTGTGGTTTATCCTCAGGTTCAAATATGATTTCTAATGCTCCATATCTGGTAGCATCTGTAAGGTCTGGTGTCCAGTTAAATTTATTTTTTACAGGCCTATTAACCACGTAAACTTTAGACATTTTATTTCACCTTTCGGATAATTGTATTCAATTTAGAATACCATCTTTGCCACTCGCAAATGTCTGTGTGCATATTTTCTTTAAGTTCATTTAAATATTGCTTTTCAGTTTTTTCTCCTAAAACATGTTTTAGCAGCTCTGGATTAGGATTATCAAAACCTTTTATTAATTTTTTATAAGTATCTATATTGCTCATTCAGCTTCCTTTCTCAAGATATAAAAATTATTTTAATTGTAAAAATACAAATGTAAACAATTTTTTTACGATTTATAGTTTTAAATTAAAAAAATAAATATGTAAACAAGTTTTATGCCATTACCGATCTAATGTAATGATAACAATGATGTAACCGAGAAACCGACGTTACCGATGGTCTGTTGTTTCTGACCACGTTCTAGATTTTTACTGTCTATTATATAAGGCAGAATTTTAGATAAAAAATATTTTTTCCAAAAACAGGAAAGATGGGGATCGTCGGTAACGATTTATCTTTTTCTTTTAGTTTACAATAATTTATTTACGTTACCTAACTACAAAATAATCGGTAACCGAAACCGAAGTTCGGTAACTTTTTTTCATTTATTTTATAAGTTATTGTTTTTAAAAGGAAAAAAGATCAAAATAAACCTTTACATTTGCCCAAAAATGCTTATAATAATATATATAAGGTTGAGAAAGGAAAAAAATGTCAAAAGGAATCAAAGGAAGAGGAAAAACTCATAGCTCCTCAAGAGCTTGGGAAAAAGCCTTAAAGAGAAAAGGCAACAAAAAAGTAAGACAACAAGGTAAATCATTTTTGAGAAAGGAAATATAAAATGGATATTAAAGTTAGAAATTTATCAGAGGATAGTGATAGACTTACAGCAAGTAAGTTAAAGTGGGCAGCGGAAGTTATGATAGAAAAAGTTCGGTTGGCTCATCATCATGGTAAAAAAGTTTCTTCAGAAGCAGATGAAGCAGTAGCTATTCTTCATGATTTTTTAAGTGATGATGGGGTTACACTTTATTGGCCATAGTTCGCACTGATGAGTGGTGGGGTTGCTCCCCACCCGAAACCGAAAGGTCTGCGAAAGCAAATTAGAAAGGAAACAAATGGATATAACAAAATCAAATAAATTATTTTTCGGTCCTGATACTTGGCTTTATCTTGCAGGTACAGATGAGTGTGGTTCTGAGATACATCACGAAGCTTATTGTGTTCAAGCAGAAGATGAAAAAGGAAATCGTTGGTCTCATAATCATACTTTTAGACTTTCAGATTTTATTAAAAAAGCTGAAGGAGATACATTTAAAGGTAGGGAACTTCTTGAGCTTACTGTTGAAAAGCTTTGCGATAAAATGAAATTATATTTACAAAATGGTGGTAAGCTTAATGCAGATCTTTGGGAAGAAGATGAGCCTTCTTATGGATCAGATGCTTATTGTGATATGTATGGTTGTTAATATGCTTAATCCATTAGATAAAAAAGTTCAAGCAGTTTTCCTCAAGGGACATCTTAAATTGATGTCTCTTGGGATGAAACATTCTAAAATGTCTGGTAAAGATATTCTTAATGCTGCTGCAAAGATAACAGGAAACCAATATAAAAGAGGTCAATACACTTTAGCTTTAGAAGATCTAGAAAGGATAACAAAATGAAATTAAATATGAATAATATAATTATTGATTACAATGGCACAAAATTATCTATTGCTCAACACAATAATGATAAAGAAGCTGTTGTTGAAGAGATTGCACTTATTAATGTTTTGGATGAAACTGGTGACATGCCAATCTATCACTATGGATCAAATATAGATAGTTTGATTAGCATCTTAACAAAAATAAAAAAAGATCTGGATGAGGGTAAGTATAATTGATGGTTGATTTACTTTTAAAAATTATTTTAATGTTTTTTGTAAGTTTTCTGTTTACTTTTATTTTAATTAATTTAATACTAGGTTGTGATACATGGGATCAGGAATTATGGACAGAATATAACTCATGTATCTTACCATCTCAGATTATGCATATTTTCCTCCCTTAATTATAAAAAAATATGCCTTGTAACTTAAAACCTCAAGCCAAAAACTTGGGGTTTCTTTTTGCCCAGAAATAGGTTACAGTTAATTTTCAGTTGACCACTGCAAGTAAAGGTTGGAAGGAGAGTAATGTGGTTTCAGACAATAATAAGAAGATTCAAGTACAAAGACCAATCAATAATGGCAATAGAGTTAAGCCAGAAAAATGGAATGGCAGGTTTAAATCTGTTGAACCATTAAAGAATCAAAAGCCTGCACAACACCGTCAAGTAAGATATCAAAAGTGGAATCATCCAGCTACAATTAATTGGATTATGGGACAAGCTGACCCTGTAGGATTTCTTGCGTCTGTTATGCATGGGAAAGAAATGTTTCCTGTTTATTCAGAAGAAGATGGAAAAGTTCAAACAATCGGAAAAGTTGGAGCTGATCCAGAATTAAGAGTGATGGCTGCAAAAACTTTGCTTGGTAAATGTGTGCCTGATTTAAAAGCTGTAGAAGTTACAGCTCAAATAGAAGAGAAAAAAGTTTTAGACATAAGTAGATTAACAGACAATGACCTCAATACAATTGAACGAGTACTTGAACATGCTGTCATTGAAGGAAGTCCGATCGGAGAAGATGAAGAGATCTCTCAAGGAGTTTACCAAGAGAGCTTGGCCAACGATTGAGCCTGGAAGGGACTTCTATGACAACTGGCATATAGATGCAGTATCTGAACATCTGCAAGCTATAGTTGAAGGAGATATTAAAAGACTAATAATCAATATTCCTCCTAGACATATGAAGTCTATTTCTGTTGCTGTTGTACTTCCAGCTTGGACTTGGGCAACTCAACCAGACAAAAAGTTTCTGTATGCGTCATATGCAGGTTCTCTTTCCATCCGAGATTCTGTTAAATGCAGAAGATTAATAGATAGCAAGTGGTATAAAGAACATTTTGGTGATGCATTTAAACTGACGTCTGATCAAAACCAGAAACAAAGATTTGAGAATAACAAAACTGGCCAGAGAATAGCAACGTCTGTCGATGGTGCTCTAACTGGTGAAGGTGGTGATATAATTGTTATTGATGATCCTCACAATGTTCGTGAAGCAGAATCATCAGCTGTTCGTGAGAGTGTATTAGATTGGTGGGATCAGGCAATGCAAACCAGATTAAATGATCCTAAGACTGGTGCTTTTGTTATTATTATGCAAAGAGTACATGAAAATGATTTAACTGGACATATATTAAGGAATGAATACAATGATTGGGATCATCTATGCTTACCTGCTCGATATGAAGTCGGACACCCAACTCCACCGAAATCATCCCTCGGTTTCACAGACCCGAGAACCAAAGAAGGTGATTTGCTGTGGCCAGAGAGGATTGACAGCAAGACTCTTGAGAGTTTGGAGAAAAGTCTGGGGACATACGCATCAGCAGGTCAGCTGCAACAAAGACCAATGCCCAAAGGTGGTGGTATTCTAAAAGCAGAATGGTGGGTGCCATGGGAAAAAGATGACTTACCAGACATTGAATACATACTGCAATCTTGGGATACTGCTTTCTCAACAAAAGAAAAATCATCTTATTCTGCTCGAACAA